TGTTTTCTTCTTACCGCCGATAATGTGACATACCATGCATGGTGGACGGCAAAAGGGCGGCAGCTCGGCGATTATGTCAAAGGTAAGTCCGCAAAAACGTGCCCCGGCACAAACTTTTTCGGCGGCAACACACGGGCGGCATATGAAAAAAATCTCCGCCCGATGATAGAATCAAAGGGGGAGACAGTTTTGAAAAAGGTTGAAAGCATTAACGATATCGTTTGGGAGCTGACAAACGCGGGAATCATCACGGACGGCAAGCTGTGGATGAAGAAATGTGAAGAAGATAAAAACGTTTATTGGCTGTGTTACAAGATGGCAAATAAATTGAGGGGGACTTTATAATGAAAGATAGATTTTCAAAATTACTGACTGTCAAAAGCATTATAACAATCTTATTGACGGTAGTCGCTTCATATTTAGCAATTATAGGGAAATTCGATATAAAAGAAATTTATTTAATAATAATCGGATTTTATTTCGGAACTCAAAAAATAAAGGAGTAATTTAATGAATAACATAACGCCCGAAGCCATGGAAGAATTAAAGTTAGTTTTTGTGACACGCAAAGAATGCGTTGAAACAAATGACGAAATAACGCGAAAGCTCAACCGAGATTATGCCGATTTAAGTGTAATAAAATTTCAACTTAAGCTTATATTAGGGATTTTATCCGCTGTCGGGGTGGCGGTTCTTAGCCTTGTTATTAATCAAATATGGAGGGGATAATATGAATTGCAATGAGTGCAAATCAAATAAATCTGATGAGAGTTTTGCGATGGAATTACTGACAGCATATTCAAAACAGGCACATAAATGGTTTATTGCTTTTCTTGTGGTGTCTTGTTTTTGGTTTGCTACTATTGGCGGTTTTGTGTGGTTCTTAAATCAATATAATTTTGAAAGTTGTGAATGTGTACAAGACGGTCAAGGGATAAACAATATAAATAATCATATTGGAGGTACTGTGTATAATGGGGCAGAAGCTCAAGAGTAGAACAATGACAAAAAAGAACGGCAAAGCTAAAGGGACATTGATACGCAAAACAAAAAAGAAAAAGGGGTGATTCCCTTGTATAGATTTGATTTTATGCGTTCGGAATATGAATACATATTAAATGAATGTTGCTTCACGGACGAAGAAGAAAAAATTTTAAATTTGCGCCGAAAAGGCAAAAGCAACATTGAAATTTCTTTTATTTTATGTATATCTGAACGCACAGTGCAAAGAAGAATCAAAGACATAGCAAAGAAAATCCAAAAACTTTTAATTAAATATTGATATTACCTAATTTTTGATAAACCGCTGCGGCTTTTCCTCCTTTCTCCGCGGCGGTTTTTTGTCGTATATTTGGCAGTTATGCAAATTAATTTGGTGCTATTATATAATTAAGAGGTGGGGACATGAAGCTTTTAAAAACGTTAATGTGCGCTATTTACGACATGACCGATGAAGATTGGAAATTATTCCTACAAAGAGAAAACAATCTTGATGAATGGTACGAAATATTAAGATTAAAACTTGATAAAGAACAAAAAACAAGGGGGATAAAAAATGTATAATCCATATTTAAATAATTATGCTCAAAACAACTATACCCCGTATAACTCGCAAAATGCCATGTATAGCGCGCCTATGAATCAAGGGCAACAACTTATTAGGGTAAACGGCTTAGAGGGCGCAAAAGCGTATCAAATGGGCGCAAATAGCACTGTAGCGTTATTCGATAGCAATAACGATATAATGTACGTAAAAAATACGGACGGTGCAGGATTCGGAAGTATAAGAGCATTTAAATTCGTTGAAATGGATTTGAACAACTCCGTGCCAGTATCGGAATATGCAACAAAAAACGAGCTTGAACAATTGCGACAGGAGGTTAAAAATTATGCCGAGCAGTTTATTTCAAAATCAAAATCCGCAAAGACAAAATCCGTTACAGATGATAGCGGAGTTTAAAAAGTTTGCAAAAAATATGTCTCCGCAAAAAGCGGAAGAGCTTGTAAAACAAAAACTTCAAAGCGGAGAAATGTCACAGGCTCAATTTGAGCAGTTAAAACAACAGGCGCAAAGTTTTCTATCGTTCTTAAAATAATCGGTGCACAGATTATTTTCAGATAAATATTTATTTAATGGAGGTAAACAATCATGGATAATTATTCATTATCTGACATTAAAGCCGTAACTGACGGTATGAATGACGGCTTTGGCGGTTCGTGGATTTGGGTCGTTATTATTTTTCTGTTCGCATTCATGAACGGCGGTTTTGGAATTAACCGCAACGGCGAATTGGGAAATTATGCAACCGCCGCAACACAGCAAGAAATTCTGTTCGGGCAGCATTTCGGACAAGTCAATGAAAGATTGACGAATCTTGGTAACGGCATTTGTAGTCTGGGGTACGATATGCAAGGCAATATTGGACAACTTGGAAAAGAAATGGCACTTGCACAGAACAACACGAATATGACTGTAATGCAGACAGGTAATAACATTCAAGCACAGATTGCCGAATGTTGCTGCACTACTCAAAGAGGGTTAGACGCGGTAAACGCGAACATAGATGCGAAGTTTGCAGCACTTGAAAAATCACAGCTTGAACAGCGCATAGCGGAACAGTCGGCAAGAATCGCAAGCCTTGAAATGGATAACCGCATGGCGTATGTAGTAAAATATCCTAACGGATTTACTTATAACGCAGGTGCTTCGCCTTTCTGCGGTTGCAACACATGCGGCTGCACAACGTTTACAAACGTTTAAACATCATTAAAAAATAATTACGGCACTTTGCCGAGGTAAACAAAAGGCGGCAGGGGTGCGTTGCATTCTTGCCGCCTTATTATTAAAAATTGGAGGATTTAAAAATGGCAAAATCATTAGGTTATTATACATACACGGGAGTACAAGAAGTTGCGGCAGGCAATATTATGCCGCTTACAAACACAATCAGGCAATTTGGTAATTGCATAAGATTGCGCAACAATGCGGTTGTAATTCGTAACGCTTGCAGCTGCAACGGAACAGACAGAGCAGCCGGTTATTACACTGTTTCGGTAAATGTGACAGAAACAGCGAGCGCAGAGGGCGTTGCAACTATTTCACTTTATCAAGACGGGCAACTTGTTCCCGGGGCGGTTCAGTCAGTAACCGCAGCTGCGGACGGAGTGATTCATTTTTCCTTTAGTGCTCCCATTAGAGTATTTTGCGGACAATCTGAAAGCGTTTTGACAATATATTCAAACGGTCAAAATGTAAATACGATGAACGTGGCAATTGAAGTTGTAAAAGAATGAACGAGAAAAAACAATTGGATTTTTTAAATGTTCTTTCGTTAATTTCTTTTGCATTGCAAATTAAAACGGTAGAAAATACTTTCACAATTGAAGATATTCAAAAAGATAATGATAGAATAATGCAAGAATTGCACAAGCACATGGAAGAACAAGATAAAAAAATCAATGAAATTTGGGAGGTGCTACATAATGGAAAAATTCGATAAAAAAATCGCACATGTCATTGATGAACTTTGCGATTCTGTGGAATATGCGGAACAATATGTCGGTGAAAAGATGAAAGGCAATACAAACAAAGCGGCAAAGTTTAAAGAAATGGCATTAAATGAGCATAATCACGCGCAAAATTGGTACACATGGACGGAAGAATATGCGGCGGAACTTGAGAAAATAATGCCGCTTACCTCTGACGATGTTGACGAATGGGAAAAATGCAAAAAACTTTTTGCCGAAAAAACCGCAATTATAAAATATATGCTTGATAGGTGACAGCATGACAAACGCGGAGAAATTGCAAGACATACAAAGCGAAATTGATAAAATAATTAAAAGTGACAAGCTTAATCTTGACATGTGCCAAAAGCTCACATATCTAAAAAACGCAGAAACCGTGTTTAAACAGGTTTTGAACCGAAGTAATGAAATTATATTAAATGAAAATGAAAACGCGTTTAAAACGATTTCAACCGCTTCTATGACAGAATTAAACGATATTGAACCGTCATTAATGCATTTTATCAAATTTCATACGCTTGAAAACCTACAAAAACTATGTTTAGAAATTCAAGAATTTTGTCAATCGGTCTATGCATTAACAAAAAATGAAGAAGAACGAAGCATATATTTTGATATGGCAAGGAAAATAAATCGGTAAAGAAAAGCACCTCATTTTTTGGGGTGCTTTTTGTGTTTAAATAATGTTATAAAAAAATTTGAATTTTTTTTAAAAAAAGTCTTGACATTGTTTAAATGACGTGTTACAATATAATCAATGAAAGGGAGGTGAATATATGGTAAGACCATTAAAAAGCAACGGGAAGTGTGGCAGTAAACTTGTCACTTTCCCGAAAGAAATTATCAGTATTGCAGGACTTGAAAACGCGGAATCGGTAAAGGTGGAAGTAAAAAAAGGCAAAATCATTTTAGAAAAAAACAAATAAAAAGGAGGGCAAAACATGAACATGGCAAAGAGAGTGTATTTAACAATAAACCTTGCGGCGATATGGATTGCGGCGCTGATTGTGTGCGACGCTGTGGGAATCGGGAAACTGTCGTTTTGTTACGGCGCGGCGGTGATGTTCGCGCTTGTAATGTCAACAGTGACAGCGTATGAACTGATTAAAAGAAATTAAAGGAGGGCAAAAACAATGTTGAGTTTAAACGGTTGCTGAATTTATAAAAATTACAAAAGATTCTTACGGCGGAGAGGTTATAAGGCAGCTTGAGGAAAGCTATGAGGAGGAAAAAATAAAATGATATACAAAAATATTTATGATTTTCAAGTTATGGAAACAATAAAAAGAGGCGAAAAAGTTTATTGTACGGACAAGCGCAATAAAAAGATTTTTGAATTGAACGAGCGCACAGTAAATTCGGTTTTTGAATTGCTTGGAATGGCAGAAAAGGAATCGGGCAGCAATAGGATGGAATTTTTTACGGAGGTTAACTCATAATGTTTATGTGTGAAAATTGTGGACATGTTACCGAAAATCCAAAGGAAACACAGGAAACAATAGGAGAATTTCACGGACAAGCAGTAACGGAAGCGCGAAAAATATGTTCATTGTGCGGCGGTGAAATGATACCTGCCAAACAATGCAAACGGTGTCGAGGATGGACATTGGAAGATGACGATTTTTGCGAGGGTTGCAAGGAATATGTAAAATTGAAGTTTGAAAACACAATGGCGGCAAACTTTACGGATTTAGACAGGGAATTACTTAATATTTTATATGAGGGGGAACGGATATAATGTTTGAAAATGGTGTCAAAGGGTATGTAAAAACGGTAGCGGTTGTCAAAGTAAATTTTCCGATTGATTATAACGACAACGAAGATATAAAATGCGCTCATTGCCCTTATTTAGGCAAGAATGACAGAATATGTCTTTTAAACAATGAAGTTATAGCATATCCTTATAAATACGTAGGGCAAAAATGTCCGCTCAGGAGGGTTGACGAATGAAGTTTAGAGATTTAACCGATGAAGATATAGAAGTGCGCGTCCAAAGCGTAAAACTAAATCCGGACAAATCTCCGAAAGGTGTAATCTTGCTGCTATACAAAAATGCTCGCGTTGATATGAATATCCTTGATGAAACTGTGGGGGCTGAAAACTGGCAACGAGAACATTACGAATGCAAAGGAAATTTGTTTTGCCGTGTAGGAATTAATGTCAATTATAAAGATAATGACCTCACAGAAAAATGGGTTTACAAATCCGATTGCGGAAGTGAAAGCAATACTGACGCGCAAAAGGGAGAAGCGAGCGACAGCTTTAAACGTGCATGTTTTAATTGGGGGGTAGGTCGAGAACTCTATACAAGCCCTTTTATATGGGTAAACGCTGATAAATGTAATATTATAAACGAAAAATGCTATGACCGTTTTTCAATTAAAAAAATTGTAATCGAAAATAAAAAAATTGTCGCATTGTCGATTATTAACAATTCGATAAAATCAGACAGTATCAATGACAAAAGGTGTTTCGTATGGAAATCACAAAATTAAACGCTTTTGCCGTGTTAGGTCAAGCCGTTTCTCAGTTGGAGGACGGCAAGACTTACACGGTAGAGATTAAAGAGAAAAAACAAAAACGAAGCCGTGAAGCTAACGCATACGCATGGGCGTTACTTGATAAACTTGCGGCAAAACTGCATACTCCCAAAGAAGATATTTATCGAGATGTAATAAAAAACATCGGCGGAAATAATGAAACGGTTTGCGTTCAAAATAAGGCGGTAGAACGACTTTGCGAGGGGTGGAAGCGTAACGGCATAGGGTGGGTATTCGATACGTTTGAGAGCAAAATAGAGGGGTGCACGAATGTCATTTTATATTATGGCTCATCGACATATGACAGCGCGCAAATGCACCGCTTAATAGATTTAATTGTTCAAGAATGCAAACAACAAAACATTGAAACGCTTACACCCGAAGAATTAGCGAGGCTGAAATATGAATAGCATTATAAAAGGCAACGAAAACGGCAGATGTTTCATTTGCGGCAAATATTGTCAAACTGAATGTCACCACATTTTTGGCGGAGCTAATCGCAAAAAGTCTGAAAAATTAGGACTAAAGATAGATTTGTGCCATAAATGCCATAATGAACCGCCTCACGGCGTGCATTTTAATAAAATAATAAATATTTATATTAAGGCATTAGGGCAACAACAAGCAATGCAGTTTTATAATTGGACTATTGAAAAATTCATACAAGAAATAGGGAGGAATTATATTTGACACAATGCGAAAAAATAATTGATTATATTCATGTTAATGGTTCTATAACTCCGCTTGACGCGCTCCGCGAATTTGGTTGTATGAGATTGGCAAGTAGAATAACGGACTTAAAACAACAAGGATATGAAATTAGAAAAACAATGGAAAACAATAAAAACAGATATGGCGATGTCGTAAGATATGCGCGATATACATTGAAAGGGGTAAACAATGAATAATATTTGTATTATCGGGAATTTATGCTCACAGCCCGAATTAAAATCAACACAAAGCGGCGTTATGGTGTGCGCTGTCAGCGTAGCTGTTCCGCGTGATTATAAGGTAAATGGCGAAAAAGTAACCGACTTTATGCCGTGCGTGTTTTGGAGACAAAAAGCTGATTTTGTTTCTCGATATTTTAACAAAGGCGATAAGATAGCAGTAGAGGGCAGTCTTGAAAGCCGAAAATATACCGACAAAGAGGGAAAAAATCGTATAACGTGGGAAATAATCGCAAACAAAGTTGGTTTTTGTGGAAAAAGAGAAAGGCAAGAATCCGCCGAACCAAATGTGCAATCCCCAAATGAATCGCCATTTGGAGATGATGAATTGCCGTTTTAAAAAAGTATTGACATAGTAGCAAATTTATGTTATAATAATTATATCAAAGGTTGTTATTTAAGTAGCAGTTAAATAACAATGCTAAACTGAATAACAACCGCATTTCCCGTGTGTTTTGAATACTGCTACTATTCAAGGCACACGGATTTTGTTTATAAAAAGGGGTGAAATAATGGAATCGGATAAATTGAAAGGAATCAAGCTTAACAAAGACGGGTACGGTTTTATTCCAAAGATGGTAATGCAAGACGAAAATATAAGCATTGCCGCAAAGGCAATATATTCTTATTTTTGCAGTTTTACGGGCGCGGGAGATTGTTGTTTTCCTACTCGAAAACGAATCTGTTTTGATATGGGAATCTCAAATGATAGTTTGGGAAAATACATAAAGCAGCTTGCCGATAACGGTTATTTAATAGTCGAACAAGTAAAAGAAAATGGCAGATTTTCGCACAACATATATGCTTTACCCGATACGAAATTACCGTGTCCGAAAATTTCCGATACGGAAAAAACCGAATACGAAAATTTGGACACTAAAAATAACAATAATAAAATTAACAATATTAATAAAAATAACAGTATTATTAAGAAAGAAGGTAAGAGCGGATATGCCGAAATTCTTTCATCAGTCAATGATGACAGTTTAAGAGATTTGTATTATGAGTTTATAAAAATGCGAAAGCTTATAAAATCGCCGATGACAGACAGAGCGTTAATAATGCTTATAAAAAAAGTTAACGAATTGGAAACATCGATTGACGGTCAAAAGGCATTACTTGAAACAGCAATTATAAATAATTGGAAAAGTGTATACCCATTGAAACAGGGAAACGAAAAGCCGCAAAAGGATAATTCCAAATATGCGCTTGATGATATGGCAGCTATTGAACGGAAAAAGAGGCTTGAAAAAATAAGAAGGGGGCAGGGCAATGAATGATAAAGACAAAAAACAAGATGAGAACCAGCCCGTCAATCCGTGCTTGTACTGCGGCGAGGAAGTACCGGAGGGCTCGCACGTTTGCCCGAACTGTGAAAAGGATTTGGCGAAGGGAGCGGAAAAAGATGAGAGTGTTAATTGCATGTGAAGAAAGTCAAAGAGTATGTACAGCGTTCAGAGAGCGAGGGCATGAAGCCTACAGTTGTGACATAATAGACCAAAGCGGAGGACACCCCGAATGGCACATAATGCAAGATGTCTTACCATTGCTTGATGGCAACTGTGAATTTGAAACAACTGACGGTGTAAAACACGAGATTGACGGTAAATGGGATTTGATTATAGCACATCCGCCGTGTACATATTTGAGCAATGCAGGAGCACGACATTTATGGAAAGGACACAAACTAAATAAAGAACGATACGCAAAAGGTTTAGAAGCAAAGGGATTTTTCTTAAACTTTATCAATGCCAATTGTGACCGAATTTGTGTTGAAAATCCTATCCCGTCAAAAATTTATGGTTTACCGCCGTATTCTCAAATTATTCAGCCGTACGAATATGGGCACCCCTATACGAAAAAGACGTGCCTGTGGATTAAGGGTTTAGAAAAATTAATACCTACAAATATAGTTGAAGTTATTGGCACATTTTGTCCAAGTGGTTCGTACAGCAATAAACACGGGGAGAAACACAAAGGCTTATTTACTAAAAACAGAGCAAAACAACGCAGTAAAACATTTCCCGGGATAGCAGAAGCAATGGCTGAACAATGGGGTTAAAGGGGGAAACAAAAGATGATTGAATTTATAAAAACAAACGCGTTTCCGTGCGTGATAATCGCGCTCTACATATGCGCGGCGATACATGACGGAGCGCGGCTCGAATTAGTAAGGGCGTTATACTGGCTTGCCGCGGCAGTTGTAAATGCGGCGGTATTGATGATGTGAAAGGGGTAACAGACGATGAATAAAGCAACGATATATGATTTTGCAAGAATGTGCAATAATTTCAGTTTTAACTGTAGTGAATGCCCGTTGCACTTAAGTGGTCGCGGAATGTGTTTAGGTTGCGGTGAATTTATTATCGATTTAACTGATAAAGCAAACGAAATTATTTTAAACTGGTGCAAAGAACACCCTGTTGAAACACGACAGGACAGGTTTTTGAAGATGTTTCCGAATGCGTGGTTAGATGATAATAAAATGGTAGATTTGTGTCCGAAACGTGTTGATAAAAATTATACACACAAAAATCAACAATGTATAGATACAGATTGTGATGATTGCAAAAAAGAATATTGGCTTGCGGAGGTAGAAGAAAGTGAGTGAGCATGAAAGATTGGTTGAGTTGTTGCAAGATTGGGGTAATAAAGAAAATGACGGTGTAAGGGCAGAAAGCATCGCTGATTACCTGCTTGAAAATGACGAACGCCCAGCGAATAAAGCACTTGAAAAACAGATACCGAAAAAGGGAATTATGATAGGTGATAATTATTCAAGCGTGCTGTCCTGCCCCAAATGTCGCAATCCGATAGTAAATGTTTGGGACATTGCTAAATATGAACCGAACTATTGTCATTATTGCGGACAGGCTTTAGATTGGAGTGATAGCGAATGAAAGAACGAGAAAATTATATGCTCTGTTGTGGTTGTGGCTATGCAGTAAAAGAGAAAAATATATTCAAAAAGGCTTATCAAAATACTGCTATTTGTTTGTGCAGAAAATGCGCCAATGGGCTTGTTAAAGATATTGAAAATTGGAGTGAAACAAAATGTCAAAAAGCAACATAATAATACATAAAGCTGACTGTATAAGCGATTATAACGCATTAGCATATATTCAAGAAGTTATTCGTGGCGGAAGAATAAGTAATAACGGTAGCTATTGTAGCGTTACAACATTTAAAGACGGAGTAATAGTCTACGCTGACAAAAAGAAATCGGATATATTTACAGTTACAAGGAGGGTGATGCAGAATGACAGATAAACAGATTATAAAAAATGCAGAATATCATAAGCTTGGAAATTGTTCGAGGTGTGATTACAAAAATCATGGTAGCAACTGCTTGCACGAACTTCTCAACGATAGTATTAAAATGGCTAAGCGATTACGTGAGGATGTCGCAGACCTTGAAGAGGTTTATAATGATGGCATTGTATGTATCAGCCTTATAACGGCTGAAAATAAGTGGTTGTTGCAAAAATTGCAACATGCAAAATCCGAAGCAATAAGAGAGTTTGCGGAGAGGTTGAAATCAAAACTATGATGGGATACAGAGTTTGAGAATATGCTTGTATTTGAAACCGATATAAACAACCTTGTAAAAGAAATGACGGAGGCAGAAAAATGATAGATATTTACATTGATGATGTAAGAGTAAAGACGATAGGCTTATCCGAAAAACATAATCTTATTTTGGAAGCAAAGAGTGATAAGGAAAATAAAGTTCAAATCTTGCTTGATGATGAGGAATTAAAAACCTTATACATATTGTCAAAGAACAGATGTGAAGTACAGGGTTTGATTCCGGTATATGACACAATTTCCAGTACTGCTGATGTGGTAGAAATTAGGCAAGGTAAATGGAAAATCGAAGAATATAAAAATCATCTCAATGTTGTTTGTTCAAATTGCAACAAAGAGTTTTATGTTTATAAACAAGGGCAATATAGGATTGACCGTAGCAATTATTGCCCTAACTGTGGTGCGAAAATGGGCAAAGGACAGGAGTGTTGACAATGAAACACAGGAATTGCCGCGGTGAAATGATTCCGCACGGTACGTTTCGGTTAAAGAACGGAGCATTGAGATATTTATTTAAATGCGATAAATGCGGCAGGATTTACGCATACAGACATGAATCACGGGGCGATAAGAGAGTATACATAAACGAAAGCGAAAGAATGCTGAAAATATGCGAAGAGTGCGGCACTGAATTTTGGGGACACCCCGAAGCTCACACTTGTTGCATAGGCTGCGCGACAAAGCGGCGCATAAGGCTTACAGAGCAGCGAAAGGCAGCTGAGAAAGAAGAAATTAAGGAACGGAAGAAAAAGCCACCAAAAGCGTCATTGCGAGATTATTCAGAGGCAGTAAAACAGTATCGGGAACAAATGGGAAGATATTTATCGTACCGTGATTTTCAGAGCGGTAATTATTAAAGCCTTGACAAAACGCCCGAAATAGTATATAATAATATAAAATGAGGTGAATATTATGCAGTTTAAGATTGATTATCCAAAACCTAAAACATTATGGACAAAAAGATTCAGCTTAAACTGCTACTATTCGGGTGTTCATTGGGCGGTAAGGAAAAAAGACGCTGATTATTGGCATTTACTCACTTTATCAGCAATAAAAAGTTTAAAGCCTACAAATAAACCTGTTATATTAACTTTTTATTTCAATGACGGATTAGATATATCCAATCACGCCGCTATTGCCAAAATGATAGAGGACGGATTAAAAGGCAGAATAATACAAGACGATAATAGAAAATTTGTAAAAGGTCACGAATATTATTTTCACGATAAGGATTATATCCTTGTAGAGATTAGAGAGGTAGAGCAATGACGATTGTCAATAAACCTACGGCAGAATTAAAACCGTATGATAAAAATGCAAAAAAGCACGATAAAAAACAGATTGCAAATGTTGCGGAAAGTATTAAACAATTCGGTTTTGTGCAACCGATAGTCTTAGACAAAGACAACAATGTTATTATCGGACATTGCAGACTTGAAGCAGCGAAGAAACTACACCTTGCGAAAGTGCCGTGCGTTATGGCGGATGATTTAACCGATGAGCAGGTTAAGAAACTACGCCTTTTAGACAACAAATTGAATGAAAGCGACTGGGAGATAGACCTCATAGCAGAGGAAATAGCCGACCTCGATTTTGACGGTTTTGATGTGGGCTGGGAGTTGCCCGAAGATGAAGAAGCGGAAGAAGGGGAGGACGAAGCCCCCGAAGTTGACGAAGAAACCGAGCCTATAACAAAACTCGGCGATATTTGGCAATTAGGCGGACACCGTTTAATGTGCGGCGATAGCACCGACAAGGAAACTGTTGAATTGCTTATGAATGAAAATAAAGCGGATATGGTATTTAATGACCCGCCTTACGGAATCGATATTGTTTCAAACAACAAAGTCGGTGGCGGTGGCGCAACTCATTTTGAAAAAGTAGGGGGGGATATTGTTCAAGCCTCCGCTTATATGGCTATCAAAGGCGATAATACGACTGATACTGCAAGACTTAATTATGAGATTATAAAAGACCTCTCCAAAAATCAAATTATATTTGGCGGCAATTATTTTACAGACTTTTTACCTCCAAAAGCTTGTTGGTGTATTTGGGATAAAGAAAACACAGGTAATTTTGCTGATGTTGAAATGGCTTGGACTTCTTTTGATAAGGGAGCAAAACTTTATAGGTGGCTATGGAATGGGCTTTGTAGAAAAGGCGAAAGAAGTATTGAGGGTAAATCGAGAGTGCCCCCCACGCAAAAGCCTGTGGGTTTGATTGCTGAAATATTAAAAGACTTTACAAACGAAAACGATATTATTCTTGATTGTTTTGGCGGTAGTGGCTCAACATTGATAGCTTGCGAACAGATAGACCGGCAATGCTATATGATTGAATATGAAGCATACTATTGCGATGTAATAATCAAGAGATGGGAAGCATTGACAGGAGAAAAAGCCGTTAAATTAAATTAAGTGAAGTGAGATGAATGGCGAATGGCAAACTGAAAAACGAAAATCGACCGCATAAGTTAACTGCGGAAGAAGCGCGAAAAGGCGGAAAAAATTCCGTAAAGTCTCGGAAACAAAAGAAAACGATACAAAATATCCTTACTGCCTTATGCGATAGCAAATGTTCAGATATACCGCAGTTTAATAAAATAGCCGCTAAATTAGGATTAGACGGCGATAAAAGCGTCAAAGAGTTATTTACCCTCGTATCTACATTAAACGCTTTGAAAACGGCTAAAATGGACGATTTGGGGAAAATGGCAGAGTTGTTAGGCGAACAGAGAGAGAAAGACGAAAATCTTGAAAGCGTACAGAAAACGCTTATAAAGATAAAGGAGACGGCTATTGAATACAATCGAAATAAGTCCGAAACAGAGTGAATACATCTTAAACGCAAATAGCCGTTGGAATATCAAAATGGGAGCAACGCAGAGTGGGAAAACCTATCTTGATACACGGTATTTAATTCCCCAAAGACTGCTTGAAAGAAAAGGCAAAGAGGGGTTGAACTTCATTGTGGGCGTTACAAAGGAAACAATAGAACGAAATGTTCTGTCGAAAATGCGCGCTTTGTGGGGGACTGATAGAGTATCGGAGATAAACTCTAAAAACCGTGCAAAGATATTCGGTGAAATGGTATATTGTATCGGGGCAAAGGATAAAGGACAGGCGGCGGCATTTCGTGGAGCAACGGCAAAATATTTGTATATAGATGAGTTCCCCGATATTTCCGAAGATGTATTCAGTATATTTTCTTCCCGTCTGTCAATGCCGTATTCTTGTGCTGATATGACGGGAAATCCTAAAGACCCTGCACACTGGTCGGAGAATTTTATAGCAAGCGACAGGGATATATATTTTCAGCGATATACTCTGTATGACAATCCTTTTCTTTCGCCTGAAACAGTACACAATATTGAACGAGACTATAAAGGCACGGTATATTTTGACCGTTATGTTTTAGGATTGCCGAAAAGGGCAGAGGGAATTGTATTTCAGAATTTTGCCGACAATACAGAAAATTATCTTGTAGACAATATCGAAACAGGTTTCCGGTGGTGTGGCGTAGGTTATGACTTAGGCGGCAACAAATCAAATTATGCCTTGGTTGCTTCCGCTTTAGGCTATGACGGCATTCTGTATGTGTTGAAAGCCGTTGAAATAGAACCACAGTATTTAAAAATAGAAGATGTAGAAAAAGCCGCGCAGGACTTTATAGAGAGCGTAGAAAGCGAATATAATACCCGTGCCGGGATTTGCTATGTGGACGATAACTATTATACCACAGTAAACGGCTTGAACGATTGGCGATATATCTTTGATATCGCGGCAAAAATAAAGGGGAACATGCCGCTTGAAGATAGACCGCGAATGTTATCAAAACTTATGGCACAGGGAAGGTTTAAATTGGTAAAAGGCAAGTGCGAACCGCTTATATTTCAATTGCAAAATGCCGTGTTCGATGATAAGAGCGGGAAAACGATTATACTTGATGACGGCAGCATGCACATTGATGAAATAGACGCGTTATTCTATTCTGTTGCTGATAATTATGCATATTTAACATAGGAGGTTTAAAATGCGCGAGGTAGACATTTTAGGAGTAAAATATACCATAAAAGCAGATAATTCAAACAATCCCAAACTTATAGATTCAAATGCTTATTGTGAAGTATATTCAAAAGAAATAGTATATGATGAGAATTTAAAACATAATTATTATGATTGCAGAAGCGTTAATAACTTTGAAGAATTTGCGAAGAAAGTATTAAGACATGAAGCAATGCATGCTATATTTCATGAAAGCGGCTGCACAGAATGGGAAACAGACGAAATCTTGGTCGACTTTATAGCTGTGCAATACCCTAAAATTAAAAAGATATTTGAAGAAATAGAAAAAAGTTTTAACGAGGTGGAATGATGAAAAACGCGTTACATAATTTTTGGATTGCACTATTAACAAAGCTCAATAACAAAATCAATCAAGCGTTAAATATTGCAGACCCTAACAATACATCGCTTATTAACGCCGGCGATGGGGATAAAATAAACTTTTTTGCTATGGTAATAAAAAAAGTATTAAACCGTGCATTAATGGGCGCGGAATTTGACGTTATATCAGATAGCGCTCCCGTTGAGCCGTTAAAAGAACTATGCCAAAATTTAAATGAAAATGCGTACCGTATAACCGCGAATATGATAGGAGGGAATCCTCACTCGGAGTGTTGGGTTGTTCCTGCCTTTGTGTCCAAAAACGGAAACCAAAAATTAACGCATAGCATTATAAGCGGAGATAGAATATGTATAACCGAAATGCGAGATAATGACACTATATCAGAATGTTTCGTGGTGCTTAACGTAATTGAACGCCGCGACAAAAAATATTTTTTGTGCAGGAAACACAACCTTGACGACAACGGAAATTTAACAATATCATATTTTGTGGCTGACAATGAAGCAAACGAAATTGAAGCAAATATACCTGAATGGGACAGCTTTATAAATCAAGAAATAACATATCAAGGTGCAAATCATATTGGTTTTGGAAGGTATAAATCTCCTGTAATTCCCTTGAATAATGAAACTATATACGGCGTACCGTTAAATTACAGCTGTCAATTCATAGAGCAAAAACTGCAAGAAGCAGCGAATCTTATATCGCACGAAATGAAAGCAAGTAAAAAAATGCTCTTCCCAGATTATTCTATCGCAAAAGAAGATGGTCGCGGCAATGCAATAGGGTTACAATATGCAATAGACGGTTATATTTACCCGATTAAGAAAAAAGCGGGGGTAGATGGTAGCCTCATTGATGAGTACTGCCCTAACGTACGATATAGCGAATATGCTTCATATCTTGAAAATTTGCTTTGCCAATATCAGGCGCAAATGGGAGTGCGTGACCTTATAACTCACACAGAGAACACAAACGGGGCAACGGCTACAGAAATTAAGAGCAAAAATGCTGATAATCTTGCGCTTGAAACAAGTATAAGAAAAGCATTGCGTAAAGGCAATATAATGACACTTGAAGCCGATTCGATATATTTAGGGATTCCGCGCGATTTGTGGGAATATGACGAAGACTTCAAAGATATTTACGAGGACGAACAGCAAACACTTAACAATCTGATGTCATTATATAATACCGGAGCTATTGAGCTTGAAGATATTATAAAATATTGGTTCCCGACTTATAGCGATGAGCAAGTAGCGGAAAAGATAGCAAGGATAAACGAAGCAAAGGCAAACGATGTTAATAAAAGCATAGAAGATATGCTAAACATGTAAAATCAATGGTCGTTGCTGCAATATCTGCAATAACCACTTATTTTTTTAAAAAACTCTGAAAAAAGGTACTGACATTTGTATGCTATTGTGATAGAATGTATTACAGAAAAAGGGGGGAATGAAAGATGACAAATTACGAATGTATAAAAGAAGCAAATATAAATGAAATGACTGCCGTAATCGTGGCGGTGATGCGGTCAAGTATTTGCGAGTTCTGTATTCACGGAGAATGCGCAACAACAGGCAAATGCACAAAAAAAGACACATGGCAAATTGTGAAAGAATGGTTAAATACGGAGGTGAAATAACGAATACAAATAAAAACAAACACGGGGTATATATCCCTGCTGACCTATGGGAACAGTTACAAGACTTTTGCGAAAAGCATTACAATGTTTCCTGTTCTGCGGTTATATGCAGAGCGATAAAAGAATTGATTGAAAAGGAGGGTGGGCAGATTATATGATTTTATTTGCGCGGAAAATAATAGAGTTATTGTACTTCAAGGGCGTTATTGATAAAAAAGAATATAACCACATTATCGATACAATACAAGAACGCTTCCCGATTGAGACAACAATCGAAGCAATTGATGATGTAATTAAGGAAAGCAAAGGTGAAAAAAATGCAAAATTTAAAGAAAGCTGTTCTTGCAGCTATTAATAAGTTGGCAAGGTGATTGAATGAACGTTGAAGAACTGGAAAAAGCCGCTGAAAAAATATTTAATCGCGGTAATTATTTTAATGATTATGTGCTTGAAAAAATAGCAAAACGAATCAATAAATTTGGGCGATTGAATACGGCAGACCAACAGGCAATAAAAAACATGGGAAACATTAAAGTAGATATAAAAGATATTACAAAAAAGCTTGCAGAATTGACACAAAAAAACATCGATGAAGTAGAAAAGATTTATACTAATGTCGTTTCGGACGGTGTAAACTCATACAAACCGCTTTATGACTTTAAAAATATGAATTTTGTGCCATTTACTGAAAATGATTTTGCACAGGCTATTGTCGCGCACTGGTATAAACAAACAGCGGCGCAAATGATTAATTTAAGCCGAACGAAAGCAATAGGATTTATTGATTCATCGGGCGAATTTACAAGCTTACAAGGAAAGTATCAGAAAATAATAGATGAAGCCGTTACAGCTTTAACGACAGGAACAACCGATTTTAATACTGCAATGCGGCAAACTATAATTGAAATAGGCGGTAGCGGAATCGTTGTTGATTATGGAGAGGGCGTAACGCGGTCGCTTGATAGCGTTATCCGTGCCAATGTATTATACGGAGCGAAACAAGCGGCACAGGCTTATGACGAACATATAACAAAAGAACTTGATTTAAACGGGTGGGAAATAGACGCACATCCGGGGTGCAGACCGTCTCACATGATAATGCAGGGCGGTATATATGCGGCAAGCGATGAGCCTATAACCGTTGACGGCAAGGAATACAAAGGAATCTATGAAGATATAGGGGCGGAAGCTCTAGACGGTTCGGGAAGTGTTCAAGGACTTTTAAACGATTATGGCTGTTTGCATTTTAAAACAGGGTTTGAAATAGGTGTTTCAGAGCCGCGATATAGCAAAGACCAGCTTAAGAAAATCAAAGATGAATCAACAAAATTAATTAAATATGACGACAAGGAAAAAACTTTGTATGAGTGGAAACAAGTGCAAAGAGCCTTTGAACGTAATGTAAGAACAAACAAGATAAAATCAGAGATGTTTAAGATTACAGGAGATAACGCAAAGGCTAAAGAATATAAAGACACCGCCAAAGAATGGAAAAATAAATATAATAATATGGTTGACAGCATTGAGGGGTTATATGCAAGACCCGAACGCATGAGAGTATATTTTAAGAGCGGCAAATAATTATTTGAGAGAGGTAACAAGATGAGAATAATTAAACACGGTAATTATACCCCCCAAATGTATAGATTAGAGTGTAAGAAGTGCGGAACTATATGGGTAGAAGATGAACGGAAATTATATGTATTGATTCGCGGCAGCGTAGATAATGGAAAAAGATATGTGTTGGATTGCTGCCCTGTGTGCGGAACTATGGGAGAAACAGAAATAAAATCTTGACAAAACAGGACACAATTGATATAATATAAACGATGAGTTTTTTTATTTTAATTTCCTCTTGTAAAACGCTATGAGTTGTTAGCCATAGCGTTTTATTTTTATATGCTTGACAAACGTGGAAAGATTTGATATAATAAAATAGACAGGAAGCATTGCAAGGCTTGGGATAGGAATAACCTACCTATCCCCTTGCCTGTCACAATAACGGGTATGAGGTTATAACAGAAATCTTATAGCCTTTTTTATTTGCTATAATGCGGCATAGTGTAAAGGTAGCACGCAAAACTTTGACTTTTGACGTAGAGGTTCAATCCCTTTTGCCGCAACCATTGACTTTGTGGAAAGTATAAAACCACCAATCCGAACCGCAGAAAAAGCGGTATATAAAATATTTTAGGAGGGTATCGAATGGTAAACATTCACGAAATTTTAAAAGGCATAGGCGTTGAGATTCCCGCTGAAAAAAAGGCGGAATTTGATAAGGCTATGACCGAAAACTACAAAACGATTGCAGAAGTGCAGAAAATCAATGCGAAGCTTGAAGTCGCAAATACAGATTTGCAAGCGACAAAAGAAACATTACAAAACATGGCAACAGAGTTTAAAACATTCAAACAAAACAATTCATCGGCTGAGGACTTTAAGAAAAAATACGAAGATTTGCTCGCCGATAACAAGCGTAAAGAAAAAGCACAACAGGCAGCATATGAGGAAACACAGGAACGCGCAGTATTTGACAAATACTTTGCTGACAATCAAAAAGAATGGTATTCTCCAATGATTGCAGACGGATATTTTACAAAATTCAAAGAAGCGCGAAAAGCCGAAGAAAACAAAAGCAAAATGACGGCTGATATTCTGCATGAGTTGACAAAGGACGATGTGACGGCATTCAAGGGAGTTAAGCCCGATGTAAAACTTAAAGGCGCGTCACAGCTTGGCGGCACAGAAAGCCGCATGAAAGAACTTTATAAAAACAATCCTTTTTTTAAAGGGTAATCATTGGAGGTTAATTATATGGCAATTAAATATGGCAATCTTAACGTAGATGAAAAATACTCGGGTATTCTTGAGCCGAATCTGTTTTTTGATAGCATAATGGTTCCCGGGGTCACTTATACTGACAAATACCAAACTGGGCCGGCAGGCGGTATATATGTTCACAAACTCGACACGACAGCGGTCACCGTTGGCACGCCCGGAAGAGATTTTACAGACGAAGCTTCATCGGATACGCTGATTCCGATTCTTTTGAATAACAACTATATGAAGTCAAAAAAGATTTACGGAGTACAGGCGGCGGCGGTTGATTTTGACCTTGCAAACGAGCAGTTGTCTATCGCAACGCAAGAAATCAAAGAAAGCAGACAACAGTCCGCTCTTGGTTGTCTTGTTCAAGAGGGTACAAAGTCTAACGGTGCGGCTATTACTGCTAATGCTGTTGATGCTGTGCTTGACGAAGCGGCTAAGATTAAAAAGGGCAAGGCAAACGTTGTACTTTGTTCTCCCGACTTCTATGCGCTTGTACTTAAAGAAAACGGCAAGGACTTCACCCCGACAAAGAACGATGAGGTCGCTGCTACCGGTGCAATCGGCGATTTGTACGGTTTCACATGGATTAGAGCTGCTGGGCTTGGAGAAAACGAAGCAAAGTATTATGATAGCACGGGCGCATTGAAAACTGTTGTCCTCCACAAAGCGGCAACAACCGCCGCAGATGGTTCTGCTGTTGACTTCATTCTTTACAATAGCGAAACTCTTTCAATCGTTGATAATCTCGAAAGTTATCGTATTGTAGACAGCGAGAACTTCACGGGTTCTAAGGCGCAGGCAGAACTTAACACGGGCATGAAAGTTACTACTCCGGCACTTGCAGTAGTGAGAACGCATACAATCGCAAAAGGTTGATAGGAGGGTAAAGCGGAATGTATCTTGATTATCAAACATATAAACTTATGGGCGGTAGCCTTGACACTTCCGCTTTTAATACTTTTAACCGAAAGGCGGAGTATATCATAAATTCTCAAGCAGGCGGCAAGACGGGTGAGCGCATAGGCAAACTAACGGAGCTACCGCAAGCAGTAATTGACTGCATATATGACCTTATACATCACTTGTCTTGCCATGCTTTTGACGGTTCAAACGTGCAGAGCGAAAGTCAATCTTTGGGCGGTCAAAGCGAGAGCTACACATATTCAACTATGAACAAGAGCGAATCAGATAATACAATTGATGATATAATATATATGTATCTTTATCCGATAAAAACAAACGGTGTATCGGTATTGTATAGGGGTGTTTAAATGAAAGTCGGGTTTAATGTCAAATGGGGTTACAATGAAATTGAAATCCCTATTAATCAAGGCAAGCCTGTTTATGACGAACGGTCAAAAGGACTTTCGAAATTAAAAGACAAAACTTTCACGATAATAAACCGCATACCAACATCTGCAAGCAATGCGCAAATTGTTTTATATAAAAAGTACACGCTTAAAAACTGCGACTTTCAAAACGGAATATATGACCGCACGACAAACACAATGGTATACAAAGCGAATGCATGGACAGCGTGGATTGACGATTGGCAAAATTACAAGCCTCCTACATGGCTTGACGGTGGGTATTATGCCTTAGCAGATGATGAAAAGGGCAATCGTTTTACCGCAAATGTAGGGGATTTGCTTGTATTTGGGGATATTCCAGATATTGCGCCAACAACAGCGCAAGAATTTCAAAAGCTTGTTGAAAAATACAAGAATCAAGGCGGAACAATAACGTCCTCCGAAGCATATGTTAATTACAAGTCAAACGGCACTCCATGGAGAACGAATCACATTGAATTAATAAAGGGTTGATAACATGAGCAAAATATCATCACTCACTGAATGGCTTATGCAATGTCCGCAATTGTCGGCATTATGGAATATATCAGCGGAACTGTCAGACGGCGCAAATATTTTGATTCCGAGCGGAACAAGTGAAATGCGGTACGTAAATGATAATTTAGACGTTATAAATTATTACGAAGCAAATATAGTCCCTTTGCCGTCTGTGTATGAAGAATTTCAAGTTAATTGTTATAAGTCGTTCGTAAACAATGATAATAGCTATAATGTAATGAATTATGACGATGTAGAAAAAGTCATTGAATGGGTGCGCGAACAGGACGAAAAAGAAAATTTCCCTGTTTTAGAAGGCAAAAAAGTTGTTTCTATTGATGTTTTGCCGTTTCAACCGCAAATAAGAGGGATTGACCCCGATACATATTTAGTATGCTATTATTTCACAATACGCATACGATATGTAAATACGTCTAAAGGGCGGTCGGTAGAATGGCAGATGTAGAGGTTGACGTTCAAGGAATAACGGAAAAAGCGTATTCGAAAGTTGAAAATCCACCTTTTGGAATGTTTCTCGCTCATGAATGGAAACGGCTAATAAATCCGTACACACCACACAGAGAGGGCAACCTTGAAAATAACGTTACGTATGAACCGTTCTTGATACATTATAATTCCCCTTATGCGCATTATCAATATAACGGGGTAAACTTTAACTTTTTTAAAGAAATCAATCCGCTTGCTACTCATCACTGGGACAAAGCGGCGGAAGAAGCAGGGCAAAAAGAAAAACTAATCACCGCGGCAAATAGATATTTACGGAGGTGAAAAAGTGGGGAAAAAAGATAGTGCAAATGATGAATCAATAGCTTTATTTGCAAATAATACAACAGGAGGTATGGAAAAAATGGCAATTACAGATTTTAACAGCAATGCGAATCCCACAGTTGATACAAAATGTTGGAAAATTTACGCCGATGTAAAAGATACGGGAACTACTCCGACATGGGAGCTTCAAGGGCGCGGCATTGAAAGTTGGACGGAGGCCCTTAACGTAGATACCGACAGCACGGAGGACGTGCTCGGATTTGTTGATTTTTCTTTCGGGAATCCTAAGCCTACACAAGATGTTGACATTAAAGTCAGAAAAAATAGCAAACTTGGCGGAATGCTTTTTGATGCGTATTTTAACGGCAAAGGCAGAATTGAGAATATAGATATTCTGCAAAAGTATGAAATGGTTGACGCAGGTTCGGCAGACGCAGAAAATTGTAAGGCGCGTATTCAAAAAGGCTGTGCAATTGTAATCAATGAATTTCAAGGCGAAGCTGGCGGAAAGCTCACATTCTCCACAACTTGGAATTATACCGGGCAAATAACAACAGGCAAAATGCCTAAAACAGACGGTACATCAATAACTTTTACCGCTGACGAATAATAAAAGGCGGTTTATATTACCGCCTTTAAATTTATATTGAAAAGGAGATTTTTAACATGGCAGGAATTACACTAAATAAAGGCTTGCAGCCTTTTGACATTTATTTTGAGGATATTGACGAACACGACACAATATACTTCAATCCGTCCGACAGCGATTTGCCAAAAAGATTAATGCAGTGCAAGGATATTATTGCCGAAAAACAGAAAGGCATAAAACCGTATGAAGTTGACGAAAACGGAATCCCGAACACTGAAAGCGCAATCGCATACATGGAAGAAAACAGCAAGGTAATTTGTGATACTTTAGATTATGCTTTTGGCAATAAAGTGAGCGATGTTATTTTTAAACATTGCGGCGCGTTTTCAATAGTAAACGGAGAATATTATATTATGCTTTTTCTTAATGCTATCACTCCCGAACTTGAAAAGCTTATAAAAACAAACACAAAAACAGCGGAATCAAAAGCTAATAAATACTTGAAAAAGTATCAGCAATATAACAGATAATGAATAACCGTTTTTTGCCGACTGAAATAGTTATTAATGATAATGTATACCCCATTAATCAAAAAGGCGATTACGGCGTAATTTTGGACGTTTTAGAAGTATTAGACGATAAAGAATTAACGGAGCAAGAAAAAGCATATGTTTCATTGCTGATATTCTACAACTTTAATATTCCTAAAGAGCAAGAAGAAATACAAATCGCGGTAAATGAAATGCTAAAATTTATTAATGGCGGAGAAGAGCCCGAACAACAGGAAAAACCAAATAAACGCCCTTTGATGAACTGGGTAAAAGATTTTCCAATGTTAATAGCTCCGATAAATAGGGTTTTAGGGTATGACATAAGGGAAAAAGAATGCGTCCATTGGTGGACTATTGTTTCCGCTTATATGGAAATCGGGGAGTGTATGTTTCAAACGGTTGTAAATATCCGAATGAAAAAGCAAAAAGGGAAAAAGCTTGATGACTGGGAAAAAGAATTTTATCAAAATAATCGTCAAAAGGTAGACGCGGTAAACGGTTACACTGATGAAGAACAAGAACTACGAGAACGCTTTCTTGATGATTGGTAAAAAGGCGGTGACACTATGGCAGTACAGGGCGGCATAACTTTGCCCGTTGGATTAGATTTAAAAAACGTTGATAATGATGTTAAAAAGCTTGCTAATAGGTTCAAAGAAACAACACAGCAGATTGCTATACAATCGCAAAAGGTTGATGAATTAAAGGCGAAACTTGCAGGGCTGCAAAGCGGAAGTATTACGGCAACAAGCGCAGAAGTTAAGAAAATGCAAACGGAGTTTGACAAAACAACTTCAAGCATTGAAAAGACAAAAGCTGAAATATCATCATTATACCAGCAATTGGACGCGCTTCAAGCAAATGCTTTTGTAGCTCCCGACACTGGCGAAATCGTTTTAACAGGAAAAGAACAAGCGCAGTTTGATTCTATAAATGCAAAATTAGACCAACTTGAACCGAAGCTTGAAGCAAATAAACAAAAATCCGCTGAACTTGGCGAATCGTTAAGAGAAGCAACAGGTGCGGCAACTCAAGCCGAAATTAACAAAACGTCTCAAGAGCTTCAAAAGGCAGAAACAAAGCTTGACGGGTTAAAAATTAAAGCCGATGAAACTGGCGAAAAAATGAAAACGCACATGGAAAAAACGAAGCAAGGCGCAGAGAACGCAAGTAATAGTTTCGATAAAATGGGAATGAAATTGCTTGGAATGGCAAGGCGCGTGTTTGTTTTTTCAGTGATTACAAAGGCTTTGAGGTCGGTTCGGTCTGAAATTGGCTCTGTATTTATGGCAAACGAACAATACCGTCAAAGCGTTTATAATCTGCAAGCTGCATTGTATTTAGTTGCTGTTCCAATAATTGAGACTGTTGTTCCAGCGATACAAAGCATGATTAGCTGGTTGACAAAGGCGGTTCTTTATATCGCAGCCTTTGTCAATGGATTAAGAGGAAGAAGCTTAAAAGATACAATAGCGGCAGCAAAGAGGATTAGGGAGCAATCAGCTGCATACAAAAAACTCTCAAAATCGGCAGGGGGCGCAACTCAAAAAACGAAAAAACAAACAAAAGCAACAAAAGATTTGGCAAAAGCAACAAAAGAAACGAATAAACAACTTGCCGAATTTGATACCTTGCTGATTTTGCAGCAAAAGTCAATTGATAATGTTAATACTCCAACAGGCGGAGCTATTAGCGGCGGTGGAGTAGCTACTGGAATTGATAGCGGACTTGACGGCTTGTCTGAATTTTTAGATAGCGAAGAATTTAAAAATTTGCAAAAGTTTGAACAGTGGGTAATAGATAACAAAGACAAAATTAACACCGCTTTAGAAGTCGGGAAATGGTTGCTGTTTGGTATCGTAATAGGTACAGCGATAAAAAAAATCGGAGAGCTTTTAAACTGGTTCAAAAAGAAAGACAAAGGGTTGACTGACCAAACGCAAAAAACTCAAGAAGAAACGGACACGGTAGAAGAAATGTCAAAAGCCTTTTCAACCGTTCCAGCCCTCGCATGGGGAATTGTTCCAGCATTGAACGGATTAACTCAGGCAGGGGAAAATTTGGGGTTATCAATGGACGGAGTAAAAGAAAAAGCATACGCGTTAAATCCAGCTTTTGCAACAGCGACACAATCGGCATATGAAACAAGTCCAGCCCTTTTTGATGTTACTGCTAAAAGCACCGCGCTACAGCCCGCATTTGACGGCGTTGCAAATTCGGCGGTTGCCCTCTCTCCAGCTATAAACGGTGCAAAAACAAGCGTTGACCTTTTTACACCCTCGTTACAACTCGCGAATAACGCGTTGGTAGCCGTAGATACGACAGCAAAAATCACGGCTCCGAGTTTCCAAAAAGTTGTTCAAACTTCAACCGAGAATGCAACGAAAAACGTTGAGACCTTTTCAACAGGAACAAAAACATCTATGGATGATTGGCATACAAGTGTCAGCACAAACGCGATACTCACAGGAGAAGCAATTGGGTTAAATGTATATAACGCATTGGATTCGGCTGGACAAAATACAAATAATTTTGTAAACTCTACATCAGAAAGCATTCGGAGCTGGAGCGATAGCGTTTCTAAAAATGTCGCAAGGGCAGCGTTGGCGTTTGCTAATAATTGGGGCAATGCATTGTATTCTGCATGGAAGAACTATAGAGATTTTAAAAAAGCAACAGGCGAAGCAATTCACGAAACTTGGGAAAAACACGGCGCAAAAATTGTCGGGGTAACACTTGCCGCGGCAGCAGTAGCAGGGGCGATAGCTTTATCACCTTATACTGGCGGTGCTTCATTGGCGGCAATCCCTCCATTGGCGCAAGGTGCAGTTATTCCCCCAAATAAAAAGTTTATGGCAATTTTAGGAGACCAAAAAAGCGGAACAAACGTAGAAGCACCATTAACAACAATAGAACAAGCAGTTGAAAACGTTATTGAACGAATGAACATATCAAACGGAGCAAATCAAACAATTATTCTTGAGCTTGACGGTAGGGAGGTAGGGCGCACGTTCGGTAATGTCATTCAACAGGAAAGTAACAGGGTCGGAAACAACTTTGTAAAAACAAAATTGGTATTTGGTTAATGAGGTGATACAGTGGCGAAAACAATCGGGGATTACGTTAAAATCGGTGGGCGAACATGGAATGTAAAAGTAAAAGAAATTTCAGAAAACTTTAATATCTTAGATACTGAAAATGCGGGGCGTGTTATAAACAAAGGCGCAATGACACTTGACCGAATCGGAACATTTTTTGGGCATAAAGTAACTTTTTTCAGAGATAAAGCAAGCATTAGCGAATATGACGAATTATTCATGTATTTAGCAACACCACGGAACACCGGAATCGCTGTTGACCTCGTACACGGACAAGGCACACTTCAATATAACGCCTATGTTGCAAGCGGAGAAAGAAAAATAAAAAAAATAAATGTTGATTCGGGGTTAGTGGAGTGGGGAGAATTTTCCGTTACATTTACCCCTATGGAAGCGCAGGTGGCACCGTAAATGAATGAGGGCGTTAAAGTAAAATATGGCGATATAGCACCCGAAGCAAAAGAAAATTTTACATATACGGCAACAAATTCAGAACCTTTTGTTAATATGGCGCAATTTCAGCAATATAATCTTGATTTTCCGAACTATGGAAATCCGTGCGATTATGGCTCAGTACTGCTTAATAATCAGTCAGTGCCTTTTCCCAAATATCCCGAATCTTCAAATATGGGATACTGGAGCAACATAATAAGCGATGAAAACGGAGATTTTGCAAACGATATTGTTTTCACATTTACATCAAGCGGTCAATATTCTTCACAGGGGTTTACAATTACGTTTGACACGTACAATAACATATATTGCACGGATTTATCTATAACATGGTATAGAAATAATCAGCAGATAGCAACAGAATCGTTTCAGCCTGATTCCGCGTTTTACTTTTGTCAAAAGAATGTTGAGAATTACGACAAAATTGTAATGACGTTTAAAAAAATAAATATGCCGTATAATAGGTTAAAAATTCGCACTATTGATTTTGGTTATGGTGCTTATTTTTACGGTGATGAGCTTAAAAACGTAAGCTGTATACACGAAATTAATCCTATTTCTGCGGAATTGCCTATTAATACAATTGATTTTACATTAAGAAGCAAAGGCAGTTTTGATTATTCTTTTCAAAACAAACAACCGTTAGAAATATATTTTAATGGCAAGCTTCAAGATGTTAGTTTTGTAAACAAATCTCAAAGAACATCAAAAACAACGTGGAAAATTCAAAGTGAAGATTATATAGGGCAATTGTCTAAGCTTGCATTTGGT